CTAAGAAGATTCTATGGATATTTATTCTCGGTTCTGGGAGAATTCCTATCTGTATAGCTTGCTTCATGTCAAGTTTTATAGCCTGATAAATACTTGGAAGAGCGCCTTTAATTTGCTTCTCAAAGAACTTTTTAAGTAATAATTCTTTCTCTGCAGGAAGAGTTGCAGTAAGTCCTATGATCTTTTTAGTAGATTCAGGATGTACTTTGAACTTACTTAAATAGTTAGCAGTTACTGCATGACATTCATCTAAAATAATAAAGTCATGAGCAGCATACTTACCTATGCTAGGATAACAGCAAAAATCATATCTATCAGTAGATATCCCATGTTCTAACATAAGATTTTTCCAATTTTGGATATGGTTAGTTTCCTTGCATACTATAAGTATTCTAGAACTAACATTTTTTGCATAAAATAAATATCTCTCTAAGCAAGCTATAGCCATAAGACTTTTACCTACTCCTGTAGCATATTTAAGAACAGTAATATTTTTCATACCACTAAAAAATAAACTAACAGTATTTTCTGTGAGTATCTTCCTAGCTAAATTCTTGTCTTTGAGTTTTAAATCTACAAATTGAGAAGCCAACTTAAAAGACAGATCCTTTTTTCTAGGATTAGATTCCGAAGAATCTTCAAGTTTTCCTCCTAGTTTTTCTTTAACATATTCTGGAAGTAAATTCCAGCTATTTTTTAGACATGCTTCAGTTATGTCTGATGTTACTGGAATATTTTCCTTCATAATATTAAAATTTACGTTCTTCTTCGATTAGTCTTTCAAGAGTGAGTTTTGCTTTCTGCAAATCTTTCAGCCTGTCTTGTCCTTTTTTTCGCACTACATACTTGAGAATATTACCTTCAAGCATATTTAAATTCCAAGCTAAAGCTACATCGTAGATGTCAATTTTTCCTAACTCTTCATAATGATCAGGCTTTTCAGCATTAGAAACATCATCCACATCTGTAGTTGTATAATCTTTAAAATTATCAGTCCATTTTTTGGGCATTACTTTTTGTTTTAGTTATTTCAGAATTTTTACTTATAGGCACTATAATAGTAAAAGTACTAGTATCGTATATCACAGTGTATTCCATAAAGCCCCTTCTTAACAAACTGTCAGCTCTTTCAAAAACTTTTGTTGTTTCATTTAGGTTACTTCTTTTGTGTAGATGGTGTTTTGGCTGACATCCAGGTAGTATTACCGTAGCCATCAACATGCAAAAAAGTAGACCCATAAGGCCCAATCTTATTAATTCTTTTGTGGATTTCATAATTCCAAATTTTGCTTTTAGGATCTACTTTAAAGCTATTCATACTTTTGTTGAATAAGCGAAATATTCTTTGCTTATTCCACTCTCTCTCAAAAATATCATGAAGATTTTTTTCTAGTAGACTCATCATTTACTTCTTTTTTAACTTTTGGCTCCATCTGCATAAGAATGCATTTGTTCTTTACGTCCATTCTACTTTTGCCCCCAGGATAATCTCTAGATAAGTCAGTAAAATTATTTTCGTCAGCTAAGAACATAGCCATCTCAGTTCCAGATTGAAATCTACGAACAACAAACTCTTTTTTCTCAGTCATTTAAGTAAAATATTCGTTTATTTCAAACATAGTTTCTATCCAAGCATTCGCACTATGATCTTCTAATATTTTGTAATAATTAGAAACTTGATGATGAGGTATTATGGAAGAAATAGTTACGTATTTACCAGCAAAACTTTGCATATCTAGATTAATTCCTATTCCTGGAAAATCTCCAGATTTTGCAGTTACAATACTATACTTAACTTTTACTCTAGTATTTATACGTAATAATCCTGTTTTAGGATCTCTCGCAACACTTAGGGATTTATTAAGCAACATCCTGAAATCTTCTTTAGTTATTTTCATTTTTACAAGAAATTGCACGCCTCACTTCTTCTTGAAAAGAATTGTCAAACTGCACTAGAGGAATATGCTTATTAATATAGTATGCTTTACTGCCAACTTTATGAATTTTAACAGTGTTATTTATTCCATTGTAATCAAAAGTTATAAAAGTACCTTTATACTTAGTGGTAATACGATAATAAACTGTACCATTAAGGAGCCAGTTTATTTGTTCCTTCTGTATCAGATTCCCCATAAACTTCTTTTAGTTGACACTCTAACTCTTCTCTGCGAGAATCAAGTAATTCACGTCGTTTATTCATTCTTTTGAGCTCATGAATTATCTCATGTCTTTCTTCCCAAAGATTGTCAGCACTGATCAATAATTCCTTTGTGCCTGGATCCATTAACCTAGAAAGAATATTATCTCTCATAAGATTAATTTTCCTAAGCTTAAATAAATCAATCTCTACAGCACCAGTGAGATGCTCTTTGACTATCTTTTCTATAGTGTTTGCAGGCTCATATAAGTCAGGATCACGACTCATATTTTTGCTATCTAGCTCCATAGCATTATGAACACAAGCTATACCATGAATTACAGTAGAGTGGCTTAAATGCTCATTTACAGCTTTATCATGTGCAAACATTCTGCCTATTTTAGGAAGACTTAGTCCAAGGTATTTACGAAACAAATAGAAGGAAATCTGCCTAGCATATACTAGGTCTTGAAGTCTTCTATTTGCATCGAATAATTCTTCTTGGCTAAGCTCAAAATAATTAGAGACGTAATACGCTATATCTTGTATTGTGATTTTTCTTACTTTATTCATGAATTAAGATTTTAATGTTCCCAGGCTGACGAAATCATAGGTTCTGCAGCAACAGGTATAGTCTTACAGAACTTACGTCCTGCTTTTTCCATACACTCTTGTAACAAATCTGACATCTCTTGGGCAATTTTCTTAGGACACTCGATTAGTATTTCATCGTGTACCACATTAGGTATTAGAACAGTAAATAATAAATCCCTCTTACGTAATTCATCAAAGAACAACACTTGAGCTAGTTTAGTCATCTCAGCTGATGTACCCTGTATTGGATAATTAATACTGTCTCTAGTCATGGAGCCTTTCATTCTAAAAAGCTTCTTTCCTTCTTCAGTACCAAATGCAGGTCTCTTGCTTTTAAGAGTCTTGTATTCTTCGTGCTGAGGGAAATAAGTTCTTCTACCACTTACAGGCGATAATACAACATAGCCCTTCTGTAAAGCTTCGTCAGAACATTTATTAAAGTAATCTTTAAGGCCAGGAAAGGCATCAAAGTACTTGTTATAAATCTCCTTGCCTTCAGCAATAGGTATATCAAGGTTCTTACTAAGAGTGTATCCATCTCCCCCATAAGCAAGGGCGAAGTTTGCAGACTTTGCAGTCTGTCTCTTTTCTGAGTGCTTTGTCTTGACTTCTTTAACTGTACAGTCCTTGATGGCTGGGTAAAGAAGCTTTGCAACGAAAGTATGTAAGTCTCCTTCTCCATTCGTATAGAATTCAATAAGATTAGATTCATTTGATAGATTTGTCAGTACGACACTTTCCTGTGAGCTATAATCAGCACATACGAGCGTATTAGAAGCCCTCTGAGCTACGAAACGACCTCGAGTATACTTACCCCTAGGAATGTTCTGAAAGTTTATGAAATCGACTCTAAGAGCTCTATCCTTTCCACCTGAAGATAATCTACCTGTGTTCATCAATTGATTGAACTTAGTATGTATTCTTCCAGTGATAGGATTAATATGACTGAAGAAGTTTTTACCATAGGTAGTAACTGTCTTCTGCGATGCTTTGTATTTCAGGTACAATCTAAGGAAATCTTTCCCTAAAGCTTTATCGAGTTCTTTCTTGTACTTTTTTAGGACACCAGACTCGACAGAATATTTCATCTTCTTAGTCTTCTTGTCCATAACAACTGGCTTGATGTCAAAACACCCCAGCACATCAAGTACTTGAGTAGGACTAGACCAGTTAATGGTAACTTTTCTATCTTCTTCTCCAAATAAGTCTAAACTATACTGTACTTTTTGAAACTTCTTAAGTTTAGGATTCTTATCAAAGAGAGAATTTAGATGTCTGTCAAGTAAACCTGCCCAGATATCCATATGCTTCATGTCCAGTTTACACTTGAACTTCCAAGACTCGCTATCCATATACATACCGCAGTATTCTATATAAGCAAGTACTTTTACGTACATATTATCTAAGTCTAATGCCAAAGTCATCCCAGTTTCTTTGAGAATCTTATCTTGATGTTTTTTAATTTCACCAAGATATTTAACATCATCAGCAGCATACTTAATGACTCTTTCTGAGAGTCCTTCTTTGTGAATGCTACCACGAACAGTCTTATCTAATCTAAAACCAAGATATCTCTCAGTAATAACGTCAAGAGACTTTCGTTTAGACCTGTCGCCAGAGTGAATAACACTCTCACCTAGCATAGTATCGTAAACATTATGTGGAACTATCATATACCTGTACAGAAATTTCAAGTCAAACTTGGCATTCTGCATTAGGAAAGTCTTTGACTTATCCTCTAGTAATTTTTTATATTTCAGGGGAGAAATAGTAGTACAGTCCACAACAACTTGAAAATTAATATTCCCAAACTGCATAGATAATAACCTACAAGTATGAGCATCTAGCCCAGTAGTTTCAGTATCAAACTCTATCTGAGAAAAAGGAGCTAGAATTTCTAGACTCCTTTCTACAGATATTTGTAAGATACTTGTATCTTCAAAAATTCGTGTTTGATTAGAAACTAAGTAAATCATACTAATGATTTATGATGTCACTTTTTTTCTAAGAGTTTTCTTAGTCAAGTAGTTATGAATTTTCATAACACTTCCATAAGCTACAGAGTCACCATTCTCAAGACGACGAACTGCACTATAAGAAGCTCCTGAATTTCTTGCTACTTCAGAGTAAGTTTCACCCAAAGAATCTCTCATATTTCTAAAATCATACTTTGAGGGAAGTGCTACTACTGTTCTTGGAATAGAACTAGACTTTTCCTTTTTTGATTTCAGCTCCTCATTTTTCTTTGTCAAACTCTTGATCTTGTTATCAAGTTCTACCAGAGTGTCTAATTTTACTTCTAACTTCATTTGAAATTGTATTGATTTGTATTTTATCGTCTAACCATTGGGACCACTTGTCTATGTAATATAGACCAAGGGGATCTGGAATAAAGGGAACGAAATAACCCGTTAATCCTTGTTCTTTTGCGTAAAGTATGCATCCTATTTTTGTTTTAGCTACTCCAATTAGAGTGCCTTCAGGATTGAAAAATTTGTAACATTGTTTTTCATCTACCATGTTCTTTTTTTAGTTATTACTTGCAGTCTTAAGACTTATCTCGTTTTCTAAAACAGAAATGATATGTTCTGCTTGACGAGGATTAAGTCTATTAACATTTTCTATTAAAAGTGTTGCAGAAATCTTAAGATTATTTATAAGCATATATATCAATGTTTGTACAAAGACAGTATCTGTAAGTACAGAAGAGTACTTAGAAAGATAATACCCATTCATAAAAAATAAATTTATTGTACTCCTATCTAACTTTACTTTGACCATGTATTTATTCTCCATTTTAATTCTAAAAAGACAGGCAGAGAAGAGGGCTAATCACCAAAAGACCCTCTCTCTAATTTTCAGCCTGTCTTACATTTTTATTTTCAAGGAAAAAGAGGGAATCCGAAGACTCCCTCTCTTAATTTCAATCTCTGAATGCTTAGGCAGTTGCCTCTTCAATTGCAGAAGAAGCAGTAGCTTCAACTGAAGAAGATGCAGTGCTCACATATTTGTGATTAGCATCACCAGCCACAAGTTCTGTGTGACGGTATACAGGCGAAGCCTGTCCAGTTGCAGGATTCACAGCCTCAACTACCTCTTCCGTAGAAGGATTCATTTTAGGCTCATGATTCTTAGCAAACGCATTTGGAGTGAAGTTTTCAGTTACCTGAATATTCACTTCAGTGTCGCCAAAAAGAATTGAAGCAGGCACTGCCTGATCTGTTCCTCCACCAACATTTGAGAAATCCAAATCTCCATTGTCAAAGTTGTGACCTAGGGCCTTCTCTGCAATGTCTCTTCGAACACTTTGGATAGCAGTAACTTTTTGAGTTCCAGCACCCTCAATTCCTTGAGAAATTGCTCCAATCAATCCAGGACCTTCCGAAGAAGACTTGATTACTTGAAACATTTGGATCGAAACTTGATCCCCTTTCTTGGAATTGGTATTTACCCAAGCTTTACGAATAAAGACTGGTCCAGCAGCCAAAAGAATGGCAGCAAAAGTTGTGTTATTTTTCATAACAAAAAAACAATTAAATTAAATAAATAGGACAACAAATTAACATAGAACTGAAGGCGTCCCTTTACCCTCAATTATTTTTATCCTCCGAAATCAAAGCCATCGAGTCCTTCAATGCCTCCTCTTTTCTTAAGGATTTTTAGAATTGCTTCTTGTACAGGAGGAGGAAGTTTATCAAAATCCTCTCCTTCAACATTAGGCTTTCCATCAGGCCCAACTGAAACTACCATACTTTTAGTTTCAAGAGAACTGTCTAGAAATGAAGAATTTGTATCTAAATTATTAGAAGCTACATTGTAGACAAGCCACAAAAGTTCTGCTCTAGACTGACTTATGTCGTCCATAATTTGAAGATTAGTAGAAGTAGATAAAGGCTCTTTAGTTATTTCTTGAGCTTCTTTGACTACATATCTATAATTATCAAGTAGTTCTTTACCTCTGCCCTCTACAACATTAAGGGCATCAAGTAAACTTTTAGAATCATGACTATACACTACAGGAGCTATGTCCTTCTTGAAGTTTTTGATTTTGATTCTATCAGCTTCTGATACTAAATCTTCAAAGTTGTTTGAAAATATAGCAGCTTTTTCTGAAAAGTCTTTCAACTCTTCATCTGAAGAAATCTTCTCTTCTCTGATTTCTGTTCGTTCTTTTCCAAATAATTTAGGAAACATTGCAAAAAGTATTTTTTTCATATCTAAAGACTCATTTTGTAAAGCTTCCAAAAGTTTCCTAAGTCACCTGACCTAACATGCCCTTCAGCTTTTTCTGAATACTCGTGGATATCAGCATCCACATTAAAATTGTTAATTAGATAAGAAACCATAGTAGGCTTTTCATCTTCTTTAGATTCAAACTTAATAATAAGTGAGTCTAAATGTGCAGGATGTGATTTTACATCAGAATATTTTTCCCAAAACTGCTCTGTTGTCTTAATATCTGGATCAGTTTTTTCCAATATATCTGCTCTAATCATAGAAGCATGAGATACGTATCCCATGTAATCTATGCTATCAGCTGCAGTTGCACCAGTAAGATTAGCTAGAATAGTACAAAGAGCTTTACCTAGATCAGGAGCAGGCATGCTATGAATATTGGAAACAATTCTAGTTAAGGCACTAGTACTATTTTC